CTTTATCACCAGCTCAAAATCTATGGAGGTCCCGGCCTCATCGAAGCTGTAGAACGTAAAGGAGAACGGACCATCCCATCGGATAGCGGGGGTCCCGTTATCGTCCACATGCTCAAACGGAGCGGCCAGATCGCCATATCGCCCGGTAAATCGGTCGAGTACGCTGGGCCCTTCTGCAGGATCTACAAACCACTGAGCCATTACGGGCTGACTCCAAATGTGCCGGGCGGATCAGGCCTCACCAGGAACGTCGCCGTATCAGTCGGACCTTTGGCCGACTCCAGCCCGTCGATGTCTGTAGCGGTTATCGTGCATTCGTGCACCCCGGTGCCCTGGGCCAGGTCGGTGACCGGCACCTCTCGGCTGCCCGAGCTGACAAATCCCTCCAGCTGCAGTCCTGAGTCCGGCCAGACAGTGGCTCCCTGCTGCCGGCAAAATACGGTGTAGTGACTGATCTCGGTCACCGGGTCCAGTGGCTCGCCATTCTCGCGCGTCATCGGCGGCTCCCAAGTCACAGTGACAGTCTGGGCAGCCGCGTATGCTGAGCTGAGCGCAATGAGTATTGCAGCTACCATCCTCATGTCATTGGCGCCTCGTGTTGTTTGCTATGTCGATCAAATGCATGTTTGCCTCATCTAATCGCCGCTCCATGCCCTCAAAGCGGCGCTCGATGCGTGTATCCAGTGCGTCTATGCGCCGATGCACCTGCGCCTCCACGCGATCCATCTGCATCTGATGCCGCCGCCAGACCCAGCCGGCCAGCGCAAATAACCCGCAAGTCAGTATCGCGAGGACCCATCTCAGCGGCTCCGGGAGCTGGACAAACAGCAGCGTCCAGATATCCGGCTCACCGCGCATAGCCGGCCTCCAGCTCTGTGATGTAGATGAGCAAGGCCCTGGTGTCATCCTCGTTGAGCATCACGCCTCCGAGCGGGCCTGTCTGCCAGCTCTCCAGTATCGGCCTGGTCGGACGGTGAGGCATCTCGCTGCTCGTCCAGTTGCTCAGCGCCTGGCACCCCGAAATGTTCAGCACCATAGCCGACAGGATCAGACTCGATACGATCCCGGCGCGCCTGGGACTTGCGGCTTTGCTGCTCTCGTCGTTTGCGCTCTGCCCATGTTGCGAGCATCGGGACCAGGGTGGCGATGATGCGGAGAATTGCTGACAGCACATCATCCGCCCTTGATCTTGTCCTTGGCTTTGACCCGGCCAATCACGACAACAACAGCGCCAATGATCCCGACCAGGCCGGTCGTGATCTGCTCCTGGCCCTCCGGGCCAATCTCCAATCCGAATGTGGCGGCCACGGCGGCGGCACCGGTGACCAGGGCGCCGATGATGGTCTTGCTCTGATACCAGGGTTTGCTTTGCTCATTCACGGGCTCTTCCTCCGGGGCTGGTACTCAATGTGTAGGTGGGTGTCCTCGAGGATCACGTCGTAGTCGATTCCCAGCGACTCGCTGATCAGCTGCGCCAGGGGCTCCCGATCTTCTGCTGACACGTGCCGCGTGCGGAGGTCAACGGCACTGCCGGCATAATGGAGGCTCGTCGGGCTATGCCTGCCGTCGAGCAGCGATGTAATCACGCAGTCGTACCCGCCCCGCCGGTAGGCGGACTCGCTCACAATGACAGCCAGCAGCAGCTCAGGCCGTATACCCTGGCAGTCCACGCCGTCTTTGATCTGCAGCATCAGGTGCCTCAAACAAAAAAGCCCCGCAGAACGGGGCAAGGGCTCGACTATCTGGAGGCCAGAAACGCAAAAGCCCCGCCGGTGAGGGCAGGGCTTTCGTTGGTGGCATGTTGGCCCGGGCGCAATACGACCAGACTACGGGAAAAACTCTAAAACATGGCGGCCACCTATGCAAGTATTTTTGGGTATCCGGATTAAGTGGAAGATCATGCGTTTCTTCTGTACTTTGTGCGATAGCGCTGCATGGGCACTGGGTCGCCCTGTTTGAGGGCCCGGTAGGCTACCTGGTATTCGCGTCTACGATCAGCATCCCTGCCATCGGCTCGCCTAGCCCCTGGCGGCAGCTTGTGGTGGTCTCCGGGGCGTTGCTCAGTTATTAGCTTGCGGTGGCGAGTGTCATCGACGAGCGCTTTTCGTCGCCGCCCGCCTCGCCGCGCAGCTTCTACAGCAGACGGGAGATGGTCATAGGTCAGGCGTCCAGAGGTGATCTGGTCCTGCATCTGCAAGGACAGCGCTTCGCGTGTGGCGGTCCCGGAAAGAGGGTAGCGCTTCGGTATGCCCCACTTTTCTCGGTAATCGTCATGCGTCATGCCATGGGTGCGAGGGAGGTGGGTGGCCAGACCGCGAAACCAGCGCCCACATTCCAAGCACTGTATGCGCGGGCCGCCAACGTAGGCGTCCAGTTCGTCGAGCGTCTGGAATGGCCTGTCACGCACGTCAGAAACCCAGCGACTCAATCATGGCCACCCGCTCGGCAAGGCTCATCTCCCGCACGCGGGCGGCGAGGTCACGCAGCGCCGAGTCATCGCCGGTGTCGCCGTCTTCCAGCTCGGCATCCAGGTGCTTGATCAGCAGCGGTTCTAGTAGTGATCCTGACAAAGTGGTCAAAAGTAGCTGTCGCTCAGCTTCTGTCAGATCGGGAGGCTGACTGCAAGCCAGCTCATAGCGCTCGGCAATGGTGGCCAGGCGTTGGCTTAGGGTATGGCGTTCGCCCAGGTTATCGACGACCCGCTCCAGGGGCGGGCTGAGGTAGATGCTAGGTCTACGCTTGTTACGCGACTTGTCGGTCATGACGGATCTCCAAAGCAAAGCCCCGACGCGAGGCCGGGGCAGCTTGAGTTAGCTGTTGCAGTAGTCACCCCAGAGGCGATTCATGATCTCGTCAGCTTCGGCATCGCTGGAGGTCCATACGCCATCGACATAGTTGCCAGTGCTGTCGCCGACCTTGGCGCTGTGGCCTTGCTCCTCCAGCCAGGTAGCGAATTCTTCGGCTTCCGGGGTATCGACGGCGATGATGATTTCGTAAGTGCTCATGGTAGGTCTCCTAGTTCTGCGCCGGTGTGGCCAGTTCTTCGGTTGATGTGGGCTTCGTTTGCCTCACATGATTAAAGGTAGCACCCCAGGTGCTACCTTGCAAGGATTATTTCCAACCAGACAATCCGGAGAGGGTTTTGGTTGCCCCAACCTACTGATTTGGGGAGATCAACCAGCTATTCCGGATACCCGTATTTTTTCACCCGGCCTGATCAAGCCCATGCAGCAGGCCTTCCACATAGGCCTCTGCCTGGCACAGCAAGTGCGAGCTGGTGTGGCGGTTCATCGCCAGCGCCCGCCCGATCTGCGAGATACTCAGGCCCTGGATGTAGTAGGCCATGATCACCGCCGCCTGACGTTGGTCTCGCACCCTGAGCTGGGCCACGGCATAGTCCACCCGGCCTGCCACCTCATCGGGCACATTCGGCATGCCAATGGTTGAGCCAAGTCCAAGCTGCTGCCGGCTGTAGCCGAGCGTCGTAATGAGATCCCCCCTGGCCCATCTTCCCCAATCCTCCAGCATGTCCTGTGTTGTCTTCATCGCCTGCCCCTTATTTTCCTGTCAACGGTATGTCAAGGGTCTTTTCTAAACCCTTGCCGCTTTCAGCCCTTGTCCCCCAACGGTTGGCAAGGGTGGCAAGGGTGGCAAGGGTTGTATCCTCGCGCACGTGGGAAATATTTTTGTCTGGCCTGAGAGTACGCCCGTAAATACACACGCCCGTGCGCGCGCGATAGACCCTTGCCACCCTTGCCACCCTTGCCGGCCCTTGTGTCCCAAGGGCTGGACCCGGCAAGGGTCTGTTGCCAACCCTTGCCATGCCCTTGCCAACCATCACCCTGCGTCCTCCATTGGGATGCTCCTCTGGCGGAATTCCGCCACACTGCGGCCGAGCCACTCGGCCTCCCTGTCATCCGACGGCGGCTCCCCGATGATAAAAACCCGCTTTCGGTGCTCGATGCCCTGGATCCTGAAGCGCCGCGTGTCCTTGGTTATCCGGGTGCCCAGGATGGTGAGCAGCTTGGTCTCACTCATGGCCTTGTTGCCCGTGGCCGTGCACCATCGTCGGTAGACCTGGTACAGGTCTCGGGTGGTGCAGGAGATGAACGGCGCATCCAACTCGCCATCCCGCCACTCGCGCCAGAAAACCTCGAAGTTGGGCAACGAAAAATCGATCAGACGTCGTTTGGCGTCCGTGTCCGGCGGCTTACTGTGCGGCCCGAATCCGGTGACGCGGTAATCCAGCAGGTATCGGTACATGGCCTCTGGCCCGCCTCGCTCCAACTCCCACTCCACCAGGTGCTGGAGCTCGTCCGGCAAGGTATGCCGGGGCCAGGCGACCATGAACCGCCGGTCTGAGGGGTCGAGGGGAAACGGCTGTATCTCGTTGGAAAGGAAGACACCGTTCATAAAGTTGGCCTCCTCCCAACCGGCCACGAACTTGCGCTCGATCCGCTGTGTCTGGCCCGTGATCATGTGCTTGATCGTGCCCATCTGGTTGTGCTTCTCTGTGCGGCTGAGCACTTCCTCAAATACCGCATAGAGCAGGCGGGATCGCCAGTCGGTGTACTGGGATTCGAGCTGGTGCTGGCCAAGCACGGAGGCGTACTCGCCATAAAGCCGGGTCATCACCTCGCCGAAGAACAAGCTCTTGCCGGAGCCCTGCACCTCGCTATGGAATAGCAGGGCAGTGTCGAGTTTGGCGCCGACGTGCTGTAGTGGATAGGCGAGCCAGCACAGCACCCAGTGCAGCGCATCGCTGTCCTGGTTGCAGAGGAGGTCGAGGGTTTGCAGGATGCCCTGGCAGGCATCAGGGCTGCTGGCCGGCTGGAGCGGTAGGCCTGTGAAGGTGTTGATGGTCTTGTTGGGGTCCGACCTTTCGGTCGGGTCAAACACTATCTGATCATCGTGGACGACACGCCGACGAGAGTGCTCTGCCCACCAGGTAAAATCCTTCGGCAACAGCGCTTTGACGGCATCCAGCGAGACGATTTGCCGTAGCTTCTGGTCCCATACGTTCCGTGATGGGTATACCAGGGTGAAACGTTCCAGTAGCCCCTGACGCGGATCGTGCGGATCCTGGTAGCCCTTGACCGTATCCCAAGTGACTGTTCGCCTGTCGTCGTGCTCCATCCACTCGCCGAACAGCTCCTTGCCCATGAGGTCCCGGACGGCCGTCTTACGCAAAACCTGGCGCTCGTCGTAGTCGTACACCTTGGTCTCGCCGAAGATCAGGGCAAATCGCCGGAGCGCCTGCTCCAGTGTTGGCCGCTCCCCCGCTCCCCCATCAGAGGGGGCCGGGGGAGTTCCGGGAGGGGGCCCCGGATCGGCGGGGTCTGATTCCAGGGCCGCCTGGATCTGCGCCTTGAGCGCATCGGAGCCCGCCGCGATGCACAAATCATTGAAGTCCGTGAGGCCCTCTCCTGACAGGGCCGAGCAATCGGGCACCACCCACCGCCCGCCAACGGCACTCGCGGCACTGATCGCCTTGTTCCGGCCCGGGTTGCCTGGCGTCTGCGCGTCATCGTCCCCGGCCACCAGGATATCGCCCAACGCGTCCCGGAATGCCGCGTGCAGGGCCCGGGCCACCGGTTCCAGGTTACCGGCATCGAAGGCCACGGCGACGGTGTAGCCGGTAGCCTCGTGGATGGACGCACCCGTGGCGTATCCCTCCACGATCACCAGGGGGCTCTGCGTGATGTCGCCGATCAGGTGGCAGGCACCGCGCTTGGGCGTGCCGGTTAGGAACTTTTTGCTGCCATCCTCAGCTACGAACTGCAGGCCCACCAGGTGCGGGCCGTCCTCATCGAATCGGTGCAACGGAACCACCAACTTGCCCCGGGCAAATCGGGTGCCGTGGTTACGCACCCGTTTGCGCTGCAGGTACGGGCAGGCGCCGCCGGCAGGCAGGTTGCTCCATATCTGCTGGGCCCGCTGCGCGCACTCTGTTGCCTGGCGCTCACGCTCCTCGCGGGCGGCCTGACGGGCGGCCTCCTGCTGGCGCCTGAACTCGGCGCGGTCCTCGTCTGAGAGGGGGCCGGGGGTAACACTGAGGGACTGGCTGTCCGAGTCTGATTTCCAGTTACCGTAGGCACCCGCGTAACCGATGCCGCCGGAACGCAGGTGTACCTCATGGATGACATACCACCCGCTTTTCTTGCCGCCCTTGTCCGGCCTGGGGTGGTCCACCGGCACGCGCACAATCTCGCCATACCGCGTGACACTCTCGACGCGCAGCCCATAGCCGCGCAGCTGGTCCAGGACGGTCGTCAGGTCCATCGCGTGCCCTCCGGTTTGGGGGCAACGCAGTCAGTGAACTGATGCATAGTCGAGGCTTCCGTTTTTATTGGTCAGACTGCGGCTCGGCCATCTTCGGCGGCCGCGAGCAGGGCGTCAGCGAGCTCGGAGCAAGACGCCGCCTCCGCCTGATACGCCTGGGCGATCGCCACCAACTCATGCCGGCTCAGCTCGCCCGCGTGCCGCGCCAGGCGAAACCGGTGCGCGTCGGTCACGTTGTCGAGCCGCGCGTTGTCGCCCAGTGCGCCATCCAGGGCCCTGCCCTGGCACACCGGCGTGGGATAGATCAGGGAGCGGGCGGCGGCGCGGTAGGGCTCCGGCAGGCAATCGATCAGCTCAAAGGCCAGGTCCAGCGGCATGGAAAGCTCACCACTCATAATCCGGTCCAGCTTGCGTCCCGCCTTGCGCGGGTCATCCGCCGGCATCAGCGGCGTCTCGCCCCGCCGGTGCCACCGCTCAGCCAGCTCGCCGGCCACCCGGGTCTGCAGCCCGCTGCGGCCCCAGCCCATGATCCGCCACACGGCCTCCAGCCGCTGCCGCGGTGTGCCCGAGTCCCGCACTGGTTGCGGCACCTGGCTCAGGATTTGTTGCAGGGATGGTGTCAGGCTGTCATTCATGCCGCTTCGCCTCCTGAGCGCATTTCGGCGGGTAGGCCATCGTCCGGGTGGGGGTAGATGTCTGGGCGGAGCTGGTGGGGAGTGACTCGCCACTTGGTTGCCCTCGCAATCCCGATAACGTGGTCAGCCGGTGCCTTAAGGCTCCTGTTCAGCCAGTTCCAAACGTGCGCCTGCTTGACCCCGAGAGCTCTGGCAAGAGCCGTCTGGGAGCCACAAATCTGAACGGATTTTTCAAGCGATGTACCCATGCGAATCAGAATAAAACCTGAATTGTGCTCAAATCAATAGGGAAACGAGTATTTTTTTGGACAACAATGCTTGTATGGATGAAATCAAAGACCGCGTGCAGAATCTCCGAAGACAGCTTGGACTAACCCAAGTCGAGCTGGCCAAGCTCGTTGGCGTCAGCCAGCAAAGTATCCAGAAGCTGGAGGCCGGATTCGTCACACGGCCAAAGTTTCTACTGGAACTGGCCACCGCGCTTGGCGTGGAGCCCGAGTGGCTGGTTAAGGGCGACAGGCAGGCCTTTGCCCCTCGTGAAATTGGCTATGGAATATCGCAAAACCAACTGCCTCAGGAGCCAGGCGCCGAGTTTGCGCCTGTGCAGCGCGTACGCTTACAGCTCAGTGCCGGCGTGACCGGCTACTCAGTCGATGCGGAGGGCGAGAACGGCAAGCCCATCTTCTTCCGCCGCGATTTCCTCGCCAGCAAGGGCTGGCGACCTGACCAGCTACTGGCGCTCCGCGTCAATGGCGATAGTATGGAGCCCGGGCTGTGGGACAAGGACATGGTGGTGATACACACGGCTGACACGGAACCGAGGGACGGGGAGGTGTTCGCGGTCAACTATGAAGGTGAGGCCACCATTAAGCGACTCAAACGGGATGCCGGCGAGTGGTGGCTGACCTCTGACAACCCTGACAAGACACGCTACCCGGACAAGCGGTGCCACGAGGGGGCCATAATAATAGGCAAAGCGGTTTACAAGCAGAGCGAGCGGATATAGCTCGGAAATTAGCGGTTTCGCGCGCGGCCAGCGAACAGGTAATAAATTGCGTAGAAAAATATACCCTGAATTGTTGACGCAAAACAATACAGGTTGTATGTTGTGGGTGTTGCGAAGGAGCCACACTCATGACCAAAATCACCATCGAGCTGCCCGACGACGCCCCCATGACCGTACTGCGCGACCTGGCGGACGCCGTTGACTGCGACCTCAAGCTGCGCCCGGATGGCACCTACGTTGCCAGGCCGCGCATGACCCGCGTCGCTGCTTCCAATGTTGCGACGTTCCCCAACCAGGTCGGCGCCCGGATGATGCACCGCGCCCGCGCCGCCGACCGCTGCCCGGGGCCTCGCGACCCCAAGGGGGCAGCATGACCCAGGCCCAATTCACCCCGCGGACCTCCGTGAGCCAGCAGCACCGGGTAACCCAGGCTTTTGGCTGCCTCTACAACGGCGTGGTAATCGACGCGGACATCACCCGCCGTGAACCGGACCTGATGACGGAGATCATGGGCGACGGAGCCCAGACCGTGGAGCTGTGCGAAGCAACGCCGGTGCTGGAGCGAGTGAAGGCGCTTTGTTTCGTCCTCGAAGACCTGGCCGCCATGGCCGGCGAGGCCAGTGTGAATGAGGCGGCGCTGCGCAACGCCCGGCAGCTGATCGAAGACACGCGGGAGAGGTTCCGTTAATGCAGACGTTCTCCGTGGGCGAGGCGGCCCGGATGCTCAACATGGGTCCCAAGAGCCTATTCCGGACCCTGCGGGACAACCGCATCCTGGACGCAAATAACCTCCCGTACCGTCACTACGTGGACGCAGGCTACTTCCGCGTCAAGCTTAGCGTCGCGCCTACGGAAATTGGCGACCGGGCCTATGGACAGCCCAGGGTCACGCCTCGTGGCCTGCAGTATCTGGAGAGGCGCTTTGCCGGGGGCGCTGCCTCGTAAATGCTCAGCTACAACAAACCGACCGAATGAGGGCAGGATCATGACTGACACAAAACACCGCGACACCGACGTGCCGCAATTGCTCGACGACCTGGACGGCGGAGTGTTCCAGCAAAAGCTGGCCCGCGCATTCAGCGACGTGGCGGCCGGAGTGATCGACCAGGACAAGAAGGGCCGCGTAACGCTCTCGTTTGATTTTGAGCGCATCGGAACATCTCACCAGGTCAAGCTCGTGCATAGGCTTGGCTACACCATGCCAACAATGCGCGGCAAGCTGACGGAGGAAGACACCACCGAGACGCCATTGCACGTCAACACCGGCGGCCGCCTGTCGCTCTTCCCCGAAAACCAGGGCCAGCTTTTTTCCCGCCAGGGCGAGCCGGCCAAATCTACCCAGGAGAATGACCAATGAACAAAGAGTTTCTCACTGATCTCCGGTCCGTGCTGGCATCCAGTGCTGCTAGGGCAGACGTCCGCGACCTGACGGGCATGCAGGTCGCGTTACCTGAATCTGTGCGCGTGGTAGACCTCGAGCGGTTTTGCGATTCGCGCCGCCGCTACAGGGGCGCCATGCGTACCTCGTCGATCACCGACTATGTGGCCTACAGCCGGGTCGCCGCGGCCGAGTCCAAAGAGGAGTGCCTCTGCTTCATCGACGCTGACGACATGTCGGCCACCACCTTTTTCAACCTGGGCGACCAATCGGCGCCCGGGCACGGCGATTACCAGAGCTACCTGAGACTCAAAGAAACCGCGCCGCTACTGGAGCTGAAGGCGCGGCACGGGCGCCGTCTTACCCAGACTGAGCTTGCGGAATGGATTGAAGACTGGGCCGCCCACATCGAAGCGATAGACGAGGATGGCGCCATCATCCCGCTAGGCTGCGCTGCTGCAGCTGTCCGGCGCATCACGATTGGCGCACAGGCTGAGCAGACCACCGAAGAGAGCAGTTTCGGGGCCCGCCGCACGTCCATGACGGAGGTCGAGGCCAAGAACCGGCACCAATTCCCGGCGTTCATCGACTTCAGCTGTGAGCCCTACCAGGGTTTGCCACAGCGGAGTTTCCGCGCACGGTTGGGCCTCATTACCGGCGATTCCCCTAGCATCTCGCTGCGCGTTGTCCGCATGGAGCAACATCAGGAGGAGATGGCTAAGGAGCTGGTGGAAGAACTGGAGAAGGGATTCGGAGGCTCAGCCGTCAGCTGCCATGTCGGCAGCTTCGCGGTGGGTGGTTAAGCCATGGCCCGCCGCAAAAGCCACAACCCAACCAAACGCATGCAGCGTTTTTTCAGCTGCCTGACGCTCTGGAGCTGGGAAAGCGATGTAGATCCCGTCTCGAGTCTGCGCAACGCCCGGGCAACTGCCCGAGTGAACGGCGTCTGGCAGGATCTGGGTCCGTCCCACGTGAGCATGCTGGTCAACACCCCGCTCAACTGGCGCCTGTGCTGCCGGGCCCTGTGCCGTGGCGCTGGTGAGGAGTGGGTGGAGCTGGAGATGACCGAGGCCAAGCAGGTCGCGCTCAACGACCTGGAGGAGCTGTATCGCATGCTCCGCACCCAGGTCACCGAGCACATCCGGCAGGACATGGTGGCGGATATCGGCTGGATAGCCACCACCTTCCTCAACCGCCCGGACGACGACCGCTGGTACCTGCACGGGCTCGGCCACTGGACCGAGGAGCGCCAGGCCCTGTGGCTCAAGTACCAGGACCGAGTGATCGAGGGAGTGAAGGTGGCATGACCCACCGCCTGCGCCAGCTCACCCGGGCCTATCGACGCGCCAAGCGCTTGCTGGGCCGCGCCAATAAGGGGGCGGCGCTGCTGGCCCCGGCTATTCGCTGGTGCAGCCAGTTAAGGCGGATGCTGGCCCAGGGAGCCGAGCGCGTGCATGCAGCCCTCTATAACCGGAGACCACAGCAATGACTGACGACACCCCGGAAATTCGCGAAATCATCCTGGCCGCTGCACACACCCCTTGCTCGACCAAGGCGATACAGGCACAAGTCTGCGACATCATCCCCGAGCGCTCCGACCTGTCGCGCATCCTGGGCAACATGAAGCGTGACGGGGAGCTTAAGCGCTACGGCAACGGCTATTGGGCGCCTACGGAGCTGGCCGGGTCCGGACGCACCGGCAAAACCCGCAACCCAAACATCGACCCGGACGATCCACGCCTCGCCAGGGCCAGGCCTGAGGGCCAACCCGACCCACTCCCGGCCATCGAAGCCCTCGAGCGGCGTCTGACTGGCACCGTGGAGCGGCTTGACCTCAAGCGCCAGACGCTGGAGCGGTTGGCGCAGATACTGGATCCGAGCATTGGGGAGGTGCTGGAGGAGATACGGCAGGATTTGGAGGGCGCTGCATGTGCGCAATACAACAAGCCAATGCTGAATACACCGAATACGACAATGGACCTGACCATGACTGGCGCAGCATCGGAGACGGCGGCGAAGATAAGCCCGACGCCATAATTCTGCTGCGCCGACGGAGAACAAGACTGGCTTGAGCTATCCACAACCTGGAGGCCGTTTGTGCAGGTTGGCCCGCAAGGGCGCACAAGCTGGAGCACAAAGCGGCTAGCCCAGGCTATAGATCAGTTAGTGGATATGGGCCTGATCGAGGACGTAGACGGCGCAGATTGTAAGTGGCGGCTAACCCAGGAAGGGCAAAAGTGGACGTTCGAACCCGAGCTATCCGAGAGAGGGCTGAAAGGGAGACTGAAATGACCAGATGCACAAACGACGCAGATTACGGCCTTGTTGAGGTGGGCTCAATGTACCAGTGGGCGTACTGGCATTCCGACAGGTGGCTGATCCAGGCCCAGCTGGAGGCCATCTACCAACTCTCAAAGCGGTGTGACTACCTGGAGGCACTGGATCGCGTCCAGGGTCTCAACTCGCCACTGCACATCCCACGTTGCGACGAGTGCGGCGAGGAGCTGGATTACCTGCCGTGGCATTTTTCGGAGATCCGCAACAGGCTGCAATACAGGGATCTGCGCGCTTGCGATGACTGCTGGCCCCGCGTAAAGCGGCGGATGCTCACGCTCCTAAAAACCCGAAACATCGGGGGAATCGTCGCTGAAGCCAAGGCCGAGGCCCTGGAAGAAGCCGCCCGGCTGATCGAAGCTGCGCCACAGAGGACGCCCTACGGTCGGATTGACATGCAAGCCGTCGCAAAGATTCACCGCGAGCGAGCGCGTGAATACAGGGAAGGCCAGGAAGGGCCGTTGATGATGCCTGTTAGGGTCACCCAGGAGATGATAGAGGCCGGGGCACAGAGGCTGGTCCGCTGGGATGACGGCTGCAAATGGCCTGACAGTTGGGATGCCCTGGACGTAGCAGCTGCCAGGAGTGACGCAGAGCGAGTTATCCGGTCGGCGTTGGCAGTGTCCGGCGAGTTATCGCCCGAAAAACACGCCAACACGACGGTGGACGACCCCGTTCACGGCGAAAATTAGCCGGTAGGATGAATACCGCGTTTTCGCTTGCGAGGTAGGAATGACGTACCAAATGAACTCAGAGATCGCCAACCAGATAGTCGATGAATCGCTGCTCCGCGATCAGGGAAACCGCGTGCCCCTGCTCCCGGAGCTCCACAGCCTTTTCGATTTTTCGCCCGAACGTGGAGTGGATCCAGTCCCGGCTGCCGATTTCGCCGATCACGAGGAAATTGGTTTTTTTCGAGGGATTGGGCTTAACGAAGCCTCCCCGCAGGGTGATGCGCTCCTCAACCTGCCGCCGGCTGCCCCAGGCAAACTGGCCAGTGAGGCAGAACCCGACGCCGTGGAAGGCGACCCGCGGCGGGGGATCGTCGAGGGGCAAGGTACTGCTGGCGCTCCTGCCAGTGGCGCCGACTTTGGGGGCTCCAGTGATATCCATCAGCAAATCCAGGAGCTCCTTCTCCTCGTCGTCGTCCAGGATACCGTCCTCCAACATGGCCTGTATCCTGGGGTAGATCACCTTTGCCGGCCATTTGCTGGCTGCGTGCCGGTTGGACTCCAGCCAGTCCAGGAGAAACTGGGCCTCCGACTGGTTGACCGCGCCGTCAGACAGCACGCCCTTGCACAGCCCGATGATCTCATCCACCTGCCGGTCCGCCACATGGGACCAGGCCAGACGTGGGTCTACGGGCTGCCCGTGTTCGTTAAGCGGTGTGCTGCCACGCGAGGTGGCGCGGGGGAAGATGGCCATGGCTACTGTGCTTCTGTATCTGGACGATCCGTAGACAAAAGCGTTATGAGTGCGGGTTAAGCTACCCTGGTCTATTAATTTCAACGACATGCGGCGCCGCCCTCGTCAGCTATGCGCTATAATGACCAACTGTGACCAGCTATTGGTCACCAAATGCCCGCCACATTTGGAGGTGATATGATCCGCGTTTTCCTAATCTTGCTCCTAGCGCCAGGCGTCGTAGCTGCAGATATCTACAAGTGCGGGGTGGACGGCAAAGTGGAGTTCTCGGACTCGCCCTGCGGGGACTCGGCAGAGCGGGTTGAGGTGCGTGATAACCGCATCGGCGGCTCGCTATCGGAGGGGCTGACTGGCCGATCGTTTGCCGCGGAGGAGGGCGGCGCCGACCAGGCGGAGGACGATGAGGGTGGTTACGACTGCCCACACATATCAAGTACCCGGCTGCGCCAGCTCAAGATCCGCGAAGAGGTGGCACCGGGGATGAGCCCGGGCGACGTACTGGACACCTGGGGCCAGCCGAACCAGATCACGACCGAGCACGAGCTCGTGCGCTGGACATTCCAGGATTTCTACGGGGAGCGTCACATCTACTTTTACGATGACTGCATGGTATCCCGGGATTCGCACATTGACCTGAGATAGAGTCAGTCCTCCGGGAGCTCACCCGATGATATCTGAGGGGTCGCCTCCGGCCCCGCTCAAACAAACTGCGTAGCCGTCGGCAGGTCCGGTGCCTCGCCGATGATCCGCTGGCCCTCGACCCAGGCTTTTTTGCCGGCCGCTATGCTGTCTCCCTGCAGGCGCACCTGGCTGCCATCGGATCGGGTGGCGAGGCTGGTGCCGTCTGCCAGTACCTGGTCCACGGTGACCACAAACCGCCGCTGCTGGGGCAGCAGGCCCTTGAATCGCTGCCAGGGGTTTACCGTTGCCATGTTGCCTCCTACTCGTGGTGCCGCTCGATCTTGACCGACTGGATGACCCGCCCGGTGCCGGGCTGGCTGACGGATATGCGGTTGCTGAGCGTGATGCCGCGCCAGCTCTGGCCGCCCTGGGTGTCCTGGTACTCGACGAGTTTGGCGACTTCGATCAGTCCGGGCGCGCCGGAGGTGGTCAGCGGTAGCTCCAGTGTGATGATCTCCTGGTTGCCGGATGCCCCCATGACGGACAGGCCCCTGTCGCGGCTTTGGAACTCGTCCAGGTTGAGATCGTCGAATTGATCCGGCGCCGGCTGGTCGCCGGCAGTGCCGAACCGCTCCACCGTGGTGGCCAGGCCCTGGGTTACGCCGCTGACCAACACGCTGTTGTAGTGAGGTTGGGGCTGCCACTGGCTGGCGTAGCTGATGACCTGAGCGTCCGGGATGATGGTGTCCAGCTCATTGGTGGGCAGGTTAGGGTAGGTCCACGGCCCCTGCAGCGCGTAGCGGTGCCGGATCATGACGGTGTCCGTGTCTCGGGCCGGGAGTGCTACGGCGCCCAGGCTGTCGGCGAGGGCTGCAATCACCTCCATGGCGGTCTTGTCCTCCCACCCCCAGGCACCGGCGGGGATAGTGTAGTCCGTCAGGCCCTGCTGCCAGTCAATCGTAAAGCCGGTGAACTGGAGCTGGTCGGTCATGAGCTGCCGGACATTGATCTGACTATCCACGCGACCGGTGCGGCTGGGGGCAAACGGCGCGGCCAGGAGCTGGGTGCGGCTGGTGCCCTGGATGCGCCAGCGCTGCTCGCTGAACCGCCGGTCCAGGCTGTAGCGCTCGATGATGCATACCCAGCTGCGGCCATTGACCGTTGCCCGTACCTGGGCCGGCCCGTCTACGGTAGGTTTGATCCGGTCGGCGCTGGCCTGGTTGAGCAGGGTCGCATCCAGGCGCCAGCTGATGCTGTCCATGTCGAGCTCAAGGCTCAGGTCGGCGAACTGGAGCGGGGTCTCGTCTGGGAGTGTGACCAGGCTGGAGGCATTCATAATGATGTACGCTCTGCGGATGTCTGCTGGGTCTGGGGGGTCGCCGGGCGGCAGGGGGGGCTCGCTGCGGATCGGGAAGCCCGCATCAGTGTCTTTGCGGGGCTGCGTGTCCCAAGGGCACCTCGTGCGGACATCATGAGGCGGGGCCATACCCCACCCCGCCATGGACCCTCCTGACACTGGGCGGGCCGGAAAAATCAGCCCGGTGCCCTGAACAGGCCCCAGCTCCAGCAATATCTCGTCCCCAGCAGGTATCCTGTAGGGCTTGGAAAAGATGTCCAGAGGGCCGGCAGGAACTGCCCCCACCGCCGTGCTGGGCTCGAAGAAGACTCGCGTTGTGTCGTGCGAATGGCGCAAAGGGATGTCCCGGTCTACCGGGTCCGGGTTGTAGCCGTGCGCGGAACCCGCCTCCTTCGGTACGGCTGATTCGCCCCACTGTTGCCTCTCCGGTTGCTGATCCTTAACGGAAACCTGATCCCAGGATTGGGGCACTGGGATCAGCGTCATAGGCGCTGGAGTTCCCCACGTTAACAGACCCGGATCATCATTGTGCGGCCTGACCTGATTCCAGCCGGCCCCCATGGCCACAGCCCTAAGGTTTTGTAGCTGATCGGAAGAATGCAGCCGCACATCGACCAAGGACTCTGGCCTGGGGCTGGCATGCCCAACCTCGGACGCCGGCTCAGATGACGCTACGGCCGTGGCGTGCCCGACAGTTGACATGATGGCCAACGCCGGGGGTAACTGCGGCTCCGGAGGGCCCTGCACCAGCGGTGGGATATTCACCCTGATATCCAGGGCCAGGGGTATCTCATAGGCCGGTCCAGAGAGATCTTGGGAAACACCCAGGGGCCCCGGAATGGTGTACATGCTTACCCCGTGGACAGGATCAGGTTAGCCGGTACCGTGGTTACGCCGGAGGGACCTGTGCCCCAAATCTGCAGGCTGCCGTCCGGGAATATGGCCCCGCCATACTCCTCTGCCAGACCGGCAGCAACCAGAACGGCCCCGGTGATTGGGGAGGGCGGCTGGGGTATGCTGGACGACCCGCTCCCCCAGACGACTACATCTCCCGACTCAAGGACGGCCAGGCCTCCGCCGCCGTGCAGCTCTGCGTCAATGACAGGATCCGCGGGCAGGTTGGTGGTCGCCTCCGAGTCTATCCCCCAGGCGACCAACGTCCCATCGGATTTCTGCGCCATTGCGGAGTCGCTGGACACCCAGATGCGCTCGAAATCCGTGCCCGCAGGCGGGCTGTCAACGCCTCCCGGGCCGGCTCCAGGGCCCCAGACGACGATTTCGCCGTTGATTATGGCCCCGGCTACAGTGCCGTTCTCCGCTACATCTATGTCCGATGCCGGGCCCGAGGGCGGACTGCCTGTCTGGGTGTTGCCCCACCTGTGTATGACTCCATCATCAGTCAGTATCAGGCCGCCCTGCTCCTTGCCAGCCCTGACCCGCACAGCGTTACTGAGGTCGGGTATATTGGTGATGACGCCACCCCAATCTGAGCCCCAACCTACTACAACACCGTCGTCCCTGACGGCAACGGCGTAGATCTCTGCGGACGAAACGTCAACATAAGTGCCCGCAGGCGGACTGCCACGACCGGAGCCGGTATCGCCCCAGGCTATTAGAGTCCCGTCGCTCTGGATGCCTGCAGCGAGCCCGCCGTGGAACGATAGCGTCTGGGCGTGCCAGTCGATGATTTCCTTAGGCTTGATAGGCCCATCGACCACGGGCCGGAATAACTCCCGGGTTATCACCTCCGCTGTCCCGACGGGCGCTGTGGCATCGACGGCAGTAGGCCAGACTGGCTCAGTCGATGGCAGGGTGCCAGCCACGGTCACCTGATATACAAGACCATTAGGCTCCGTGGGCCTGATCCTGTCACCGATTTCGACCGCCAGATCGGGCTGGAACGGGACGCCGGAATTCGGTAGCGCTACCGCCATGACCTCGCCCTGGAATCCGCCGAGTAGGTCCACAGACCAGTCACCAGTAACAGGGTCACTCTGCGCATGACCCAGGGATCGGGCGAAGTCCAGGTTTTGCCCGTCAATGAGGTGCTCCTCTGCCCCCCACGAGAATACCCTCACAGTGCGTTCAGCAGGTTCGCCCTCGACGGTCAGCGTGCCGCCGACGCGGGTAGGGTTACTCATCAGTCAGCATCCCCCCTGTTCTGTGTGGCGAACTTGTCTTCCTCGACTTGGGCCGCCCCACTGGTGACAGTCCGCACGGCCCAAAATGGGGCCTGCGCCCCATCAGTGTTGAATCGCAGTGTGTTACCGGCCACCCATCCGGACCCCCAGCCCGCAGCCCTCATGACGAAATACGGGGCGTTGGTCGCTGGGTTTAGCGGCGCGGCGTCGGTCGAGATGTTGCCTACATCTACCACGCCAAAAGTCTCTCCGATAACCTGGAATGAGGTGGACCCGGTGAAAAAGATCGCCCAGCGCTCCTTGGCGCTGCCCTGGTTGCTGATTTCGATGGGATTATTAATGAGGTCGTACTTTGCTACTGTGTCATCGCCCACGCGCTCATCGAGCCAAGTGGTGCCGTCCCAGGACTTTTGGTGGAACTCGTTGAAAACCCGGGCACGCAGGTCGCCGTACGGAACTGCGCTGCTGACGATGGTGTCGGTGGTGTCGTAGTCGTGGGTGAGGTCGCTGTTGATCGCGATGCGGCCCGATATCTGCACGTCCGTCGCCAGGGTCATGTCCTCCACCCGGTCAAATACCGTGAGCGGCTCGGTCACCGGGTCACCGGCCTCGGTCTGTAGGGTCAGTGGGTCGGCCCAGGTGAGGGTGCCGGCCTGCCGGTCAGCGGTGAACTGGGCCGGGTCCAGGCGGCCGCCGCTGGCGCCCTCCACCCAGATTTCGGCCTGGCCTGCCCGGGCGAGAGTTTCTGTGGCCCCTGCGGTGGCGGTAGCAATCTCGGTCTGTTTGGTGTTGCTGACGACCAGCACGTCCGCCGGATCGAATACGGGTACACGGCCATCACTGGGCAGCCGGGTGGGGTCGAGGCCCAGCAGGTCCGGATCCAGCGGCAGGCTGGTGAATGCTACGGCGCTGTAGGTCATCCCCGCGAATACCGGCTGGGCGAAGGAGAGCGTTACGAGCCCCAGGTCTGTTTGTACGTCGCCTGTAAATGCGGGGGAGCCCCCGGAATCAGGCCCGGTAATTACGCCGCTGGTGTCTGCTGTAGCGCTGAAACCCATGCCGTCGGCCAGGGTGCCGCTGAGGATCAGCGAGCCGTCCCGCAGCGGGGCGCCTGCTGTGCGAAAAATCACATCGACGGTTGGGGCCTGGCCGTTACTCGTGGCCATGGCCCGGAATGATCCGGGTTGTGAGAAATCCGCGCCCTCGTCCCAGGTGCTGAGCGTCGCTATGCCGGTGTCGTAGTCCACGCTGCCCACCGTGACGCCCGCGTCTGTCTCGTGGTCGTAGTCCGTGATCAGTGCGCCGGATACGTCGCGGTAGGTCTTGCCGGCCACGTCGAGCAAGATGCTGGACGGGCTGACTGGCGTCTCCCGGGTCGTCAGGCTCAACTTGGCGTCCGGCGCAGGGATCGTCTCAGTCCGAGTAGCCCCCTGACTGCCTGCTCGGATGTACGTAAGTTCCAGGGGCTCGCCGGTAAAGTTGAACACCTCAGCCGTGTCAGTGATCTCCTGCGGCTCGAAAAATGTCTTTTCACCCCCGTTTATCAGGGTCTCCACGCGCTCAGCGTACTCGATCCGCGTGTACTCGAGGTCCGGAGTTGCATCCACTGCTCCAGTAGTGTAGTTGATGGTCCCGACCACCTGTGAGCCCTGCACAAGGTTGCCAGCTCCATCATCGGTTAGGGTGATCATTTCATTAACGGTCTCCCCCACCGTGGTCAGGGTCGGAAATGGCTTCTGCTTGCGGATCGGAACCGGCATCCGGAAAGTATTGGGCTCGACGGCCTCGGAGGTGACCAGGCTCATGGTGGCTGCAGCGGTGAAAGCATCGCTGACTTTATCCGCGTCGTTCTTTTGCTGCATCGAGATCTCGATATCCGCGCCCGGGGCTGGCGCTGGGTTAGGCTGCACCTGGATAGCCGCGGTCTGGCCAATGGTCAGCACGCGCCGCTGCCCAGAGCTGTCCCTGCTCGTGCTCCCGACTGGGGTGTAGAAAACCCGGCCGATGCCGTCCCCAGTCAGGGCCCCGGTGCCGTCGTCCGTGAGCGTGCGAGTGACACCTCCGGATTGCCAGGACACTGAGAGGGAGTTGGGCTCCATTTCGGCAAACGGTTGCGTCGGCGCCATTTGAGCGGTGATCTCGAGTGTTGGCTGTGCGTCATCTGCCGCCGTGGTGGCCACCGAGACACCCTGATCAGCGCCCCAGGAAAATATGATCCGCGTATCCACATCCGGCAGGGCCGCCAGCGTCACAGAGATGGTGCCGGTGGTGTAGTCGATAGTACCTGTACCAGCTCCGACCAGCCCTCCATTACCGTTGTCCGTGAGCGTCTCCCACCGCCCGAGTGCTCGGTACTCCACCACCAGCTGCCCACGGGCCAGCAACGGCCGGGCCTGGAACACCCAGCTCAGGCTGCGGGTCTGGAGCGTTACCTCGAGGCTGTCCGAGTAGCTGGCCTGTGTCTGCGGAGCCCCGGGCGTGAAGGTGGCCGACCAGGGGTCGAACTCGTTGGTGCTGCCGCTCCAGCGCACGTCCAGCTTGCCGTTGCCGTAGTCGATCCGGCTTGACTCCAGATTGTTGGTACCTGACTGGTGTGCAAGCTGCCCCCCGGCGTCGGCATACACGCCCCCATCGACATTCAGGGTCAGCGACCCCGGCACTATCGCCCGGCCCATGAAATACACGGTATCAGGGCCATTAGCCACTGCGCGGCTGTGGGATGCGGTGATCGTGCCGCTGGCGGCGGGCAGGACGGGCACCACCTGGGGGCCGGCCTTGCGGTCCGTAAGCGGCGTCTCCGATTGCGCCGAAGGTACGAGTGGGCTGAACACCGTGTCCAACTTGATGGTGCGATCCCCCACGGAGGCCGGCTCAGCCAGTGGGCGGGCGCCGAAATATTTGGCTGCGTCGGCTACCTGCGTGCGAAAGACCCGGGCAGCCGAACCCTGCCTGCCCGTAGGCCTGGGCTCACTGCCAGGGAAATCCTGAGACAGGGTGTTATTCGTTTCGATTTGCAGTGTGAGCAGCTCGAAATCAAAGAAGCCAGAGCCCTGCTCAATCGTGAATGTCTGCTCCTGGATCGTGACATTGGTCACCCGGATAAACTGCTCGGCCCCAGTAATCTCATCCACCAAAGTGAAAATCTGGCCGGGCTCAGGTAGGCCGGTGGCGTCCAGGCGGGCAAGCGCCGCTATGGAACGCTGACCCTCGAGTTGCGTGCCCCAGAGCCAGAACTGGGCCTCGGTGGACTTGACCACAAATGACTCGAGACGGTCCTGTGCGTCGATCCTCCTGTCAGTGTGGCTGCCAGTCTGGAAAAGCAGAACGTGTACGTTTGGGTCCAGAGGTCGCCTGCTGAGGATAGTGTGGGCACCCAGCAGGGTATCCTGGTTGGCGGAGAGCACCGCCAGGAACAGCTTGCGCAGCTGTGTGCGGCCCATCACGCGGTCGAACCGGGAGATATCAGGGAAGGTGTTGTTGACCTGGTTATCCTGGATGATGACGCCGGACATGCGGCCGCCGCCGTCATCGGTGTCGGCCATGACCTGGGACTCGCTCAGGACGATATCGGCGTTAGTAATGGTCACGGGTTGATCTCCAGCAGGTTGATCGTGATGGCGTACCAGTGGTCAGGCCCGGGGTCGGCCTGACGGATAATTTCACGGGCCTCGATTGCCGGGCGGCGGAACATGACGGAGAACTGGCGTCCCCAGAGATCCAGGGTCATGAGCTGATCCGGCTCGCTGGCCATGGCGTGCAGAGCCTCCACCAGGCTGCGCTTGGCCCAGGAGCCCTCCTGTCCTCCCACCAGGGTGATGGGGCGGCCATCCTGGCGCGTGCCCTCCTGGACCACCAGCGAGCCGGACAGGCTGAAATCGGTGCTGTGCTCCACCGGGGTCCAGCCGAATTCGTCGGACCATTGCAGGTCTTCCGGCAGTTCCAGGGTTGTGGTGCCATCGGATAGCGTGATGGGCATCTATACGCTCCTGAGTCCGGCCTGTTCCAGGGCGGCCAGCAGGCCGTCCGGGTCAGTGGTCGTTACCTCCACGTCCTGGCCGCTGGGCGCCTGCAGGACGATGCGCTGGCCCGCCGGCGGGGCCACGGTCTGTTGCCGGTTGGTGGTGGTCGCCTGCTGGCGCTGGGCGCGGCGGGCTTGTTCTTCCTCCTCCCGCCTGGCTTCGGCCTCGCGCCGGCGTTCAGCCTCCGCCTCTTCGCGGCGTTGGCGCTCAATGTCCTGGATGCGCTCGAGCTGCTGGATGGATTCCTGCAGATTCCTGGCTGCCTCGCGGGCGCCCGCATCCTGGGCTTCCTCGAGCTGCTGCTGCAGCCGCTCGCGCTCCGCCTGGAATTCGATTTCCTGGGCGCGTGCTGTGTCGCCGCGTAGCTCGGCCAGGCGCTTTTGGAGATTACGGAGGGTATCCTCGGAGCTCTCATTGAGGCCCTCGAGCTGCTGCTGCGCGGCGGCGATCTCGCTGCGGAGCTGATCGAGACTCTGCTGATCCAGCAGGTCAAAGTTACGGTCAAGCCGGCTCGCCTCCTGATTGAGCTTCTGGAGGCTGATGCTCCCCGAGTCGATCTCCTCCCTGAGCTCGAGGGCCGCGAGCTTTTGCTCCGCGAACGTCTTACGGATCACCGCCGCCGCGGTGTCCATTTCGACGATGAACTCGCCAATGCCGGTGAAACTGAAGTTCAGCGGGGACCTGGCGAGGTCGGATATCTCCTGGGCGGCGCCGGATATCTCGTTGCGCAGCCGGGTGGCCTCATCGGCTGGCCGGTCGAGGCCAAGCGCACGGTCCTTGAACAGTATGAGAGCCGCCTGCGAGAGCTCAGCCATGGCGGCCTTGGCGTTGTCCACCATCTGGGACAGCGCCTTACCGGCTGACACGGCCTTCCGGAATCCTCCCTCTGCTGTGTCGCCAGTGTTCCTGGTCTCCGAATTGAGCTCGCGAGTCTTGGCAGTCGCCTCCTCGACAGAGGCGGAGAATTGGTCAACGGAGTCGCTCATCCGCTGCTCGTTGACCTCCTGCTGGCGCTCTCGGATGAGGCCGAGTGCCTGAGCCGCCTGGGCAGGATCAATCAGATCCTGGTCACGGAGCTCAGCGATCTGCTGCCGGATCGCCTTGAACTCCTCCGCTGTGCTGATTTCCTGCAGGGCGCTGCGCATGCCCTGCTCAAATGCCCGGGCCGCTCCCTCGGACTCGGTACCTATTTGCTGGATATCGGTAGCGATCTGCTCGAGACCATCAATCGCCTCCCGGGCGCCATCGCCGATGCCGTCGAAAGCGAGGCCCGCATCGACCCCCATCTCAACCAGGCGTTCCCGTGCGGCACGGGCGGCGTCCGCAGATCTGCCGGATTCATCCGCGACCTCGCCAATCTGATCAGCGAGGTCTGCGCCGCTCCTAAGTAGCTCATCGGCCAGGCGCTCGCGCTCTCTCAGCGCCTCGGCCTCTCTTTGCGCGGCTGTCCTCGAGTTGTCGAATGCCGCAGCCGCGTCCCTTCCAGCTTGGACAGCCTTGGCTCCGAAATCCGCCGTCTGCTTGGCCAGCGATACGGTGGTATCCCGTGCAGCCTCGGCGCTCGCGCTGAGCCGGCGGAACGCGCTGTCACTTACGATGCCGAGCTGGTTGAGGCCGAACGTGATGGCCTGGATCTGGGTCAGGAATGCAGAGAGCACGCCCGCCACTACGGTGACAGCGCCGGACACGGCGGTCTGCAGACCTCGAAAAACCGAGATGAATCCGTTGCCGAGGAACTGGGCGGTGTCGATGATCCCCTGGAGGCTCTGCTGCACCGTCCCTGCATCGCCGGATAGACGACGCGTGAAGTCCCGGAAGTTCTCCGCCATCCGGCGGAATGTGTCGGCGAGAGTCTGGCCGCCTTCGCCGGCCTGGAACAACTTGACCAGATTCTCGGTCGCCTGGCCCAGAGCAGGAGCTACAGCGGCGGTGATGGTGTTGCCGACGCCCTTGAGTCGCCGCTCCACGCGCTCAAAAATCTCATTGGCGCGCTGGAGTTGCACCAACTGCTCGGGGCTGATAAACGCGCCCTGCGCCTCTGCCTCTGCCGCTACCCGTCGCAGCGCCGCCGCGTTGTTCTCCAACAGCGGCTGGAGGAGGCTGGCGTCATCGGCGATGGATTCGAGGAAGAATATCTGTTCGGACTTGCTGTTGACCTCGCTGATAGCGCTGGCCAGCTTGATAAGCTGCTGGTCTGCCGCCAGGCCGCTGAAGTCCTCGATGCTGAGGTTGAGCCGCTCGAATACGTCTGCTGCCTCGCCGCCACCTGTCGCGGCAAAGTCGCCTATCTTGTCGGCCATGTCCTTGATGACATCGGTGGCCTTGTCCGCAGACAAGCCGAGCCCCTGCGCTGCCAGGCGCCAGACCTGCACCGTGCGCGCGCTGACGCCCAGGGCTTGGGCGGTGTTGGCGATTTCCTTGGCCGCCCGGCCCTGGCGGCGGCTGAATGCCGTGAGAGTGCCTATTGATGCAGCGATGGCCGCCGTATAGCCGACCAGGGCGCGGCCCGCGGCGTTGATGCCGGTGCGGATCTGCGAGATGGACGGCGTGACCCGGCGCAGAGCCTGCCCGAGGCGTCCGAAGCGGCCCGCAGCCTGGCCAGCGGCACCGCCGGCCTGCTCGGTGCCCCTGGCGGCGCCCTCTGCTGATCGACCCTGCTTCTCCAGCTGGGCATCCACCTGGCGGAGCTCGGCGGTGAGCTCCTCGCTGCGGCGGGTGAGTGCCTGCTGTTCGTTCTCCAGGTCGTCCGTGTCGACGCCAGCCGCGCGTAAGGACTGGCCCAGCCGGTCCAGCTCCTCGCGATTCTGCAGAAACGCGGCTTTGGCCCCCTGCGCGTTTTTCTGGGCCTTCTCGAATTGGCGCTCAAGGCGCCGCGTGGGTCCTGTGGTCTGCTCGATCTGCTGCGAGAGCTCGCGCAGCTCCCGCTGAGCCCGTGCCCAGGCTTTGCGCGTGTCGTCAGTGCGCTCCTGGAGCTTGCGGAAATCCGCTGCCTGACTCTGGGTGTCCGACACCCGGCGCAGGGCGCCGCGCAGCCCCTCGCTGCTCTGCTGCAGCTCGTCCAGGCCTTTGCTGGCCGACTTTGCCGCCGGCGTGAGCAGATCTCGCCCGCGCAGGATCAGGTTGACGACGGATTCGCGGATTCCCGCCATGGGTTACTCCGGTTCAGCCCCGCCGGGGCGGGGCGCCACTATCAGGCCGCAGCCCGGGTGAAGAACTTTGACTTGCCGGTGGCCTGAATGGTTTCGTCGGCCAGCACCTCGCCCTCGATGGTGAAGGTCGCGAAGTCCTCGGTGATGAGGCCAAGTCCGGAAGTGGGGCTGGGTTTCCAGCGGAATACCCTGACGGTCACCGGCTTGCCGGTGGAGTCGTTGATGCCGTCCAGCACGACAGACACCTCCTGGCCTGAGTCTACCAGGGCCTGGAGAACGTTGGTTGCCTTGGTGGTGTAGCTGACCAGCAGTTCCTCGGCGTCTGAGATCGTGCCGTCCTCCAGGATCTTGAGGCCCGCCGGGGTCACCTCGTAGTCCGTGCCCAGGACGTAGGTGGTGGAGCCTGTGCTGTCGGTGACCGTAACGGTGCCGGCCACGTCGGCGGTGTCGATCATGCTGGCAGTGGCCGCCAGGCCGCCCAGTACAGCGGTGACGCTCTCGTCAGTGACCGGGCCGGCGGCGACTTCCTCCACGGTCCCGCGCAGGGCCAGAGCCAGGTTGGCATTGGAAAAGTTTGTCATGTCCATGGAGAGCGTGACGGCAGTGATGCTGGTCACGCTCGCGAAGTTGCCGCCGCCGCCGCGGAAATTCCGCTGGGTCTGGGTCTCCTGCTCGATGGCGAAGTTGACGTTGGAGACGTTGCCCACGTCCCGCCCGTTGATGTAGATGATGCCGGAGCCGATATAGGCCTCGTTGATCTGCGTTGCCATGGTGATGCCTCTTACGTTGCGGGGTTGGACAGGTCCTGGGACCAGTCGATGGTCAGCAGGACGGATAATGAGCAGAGCCGGGAGCCGTCATCCGGCGGCTCGATCACGCGGCCCTGGTATCGGCTCGCGATGATCAGGCCGGGGTCGGCCCGGCTCTCCAGCAGCGGCACGATGGCCCGCTGTATGTCAGCCAGCAGCCGGTGCGCGTCATCCAGTGGGTTGAGCAGGTCTGTCTCGCACCAGCCCTCGATGGTGACATTAAGCCGGTTCTGCACGCGGCAGGGCCCGGCATTCTTGACCACCTCCTCCTCACCCTCGTGGATGATGAGCAGCGGGAACTGATCGTCATGGCCCACCTGGCGCCGCCCGCGGGTGATGCGGTTGCCGGCGTCGGTGTGGTAGTCCGCCCCGTCGATAGCGGACAGCGCCAGCTCCACGGCCTGGATGACTCGCAGCGACTTGGGTTCCATCAGCGCCTCCGGGCGATCTGGTCGGCCAGTTTTTCCTCGGCGATTTCGGCGAGCCGGAAGGTGAATTTCTCCAGGCGGCCGTCATCGCGCACGCGTTTGAATGCCGCGGCCACGCTCAGCCCGTGGGCCAGCACCGGGCGCGGTAGCACGCCACTGGGTGTGCGCGTTTTTAGCGGCACAGGGATCTGGGACGCCGGGTTGACGAAGCCGGGCGCCACTTTCCACACGCCGAACCAGCGGATGACTACACGGGCCCGGGTCGGGTGGCCGGTAGGCTCGGCGCGCCAGATGTATTCCGTGATCGGCAGGCCCTGGCTGTCGGACGCAAGCCGCGCCTCGGCGTTGGCATTCTTAGCCCGGCGAACCTGGATACGCGCCCGGACCAGCTTCTTTTTCAGCCCGGTGCCGGCATTGATGGCGTTAACCATGTCGCGCTTGATCTCGGTTGCACCGGTGTTCAGCGCGTTGCGCGTGGCCCGCTGGACCTCCTTGTCAGTGACACCCAATAGCGCCTGGAGGCGGCCCATCCCGTCTATGGTCAGGCGGTAGCTCATGCCGTGTACCTCACCACCACGCCGTCGCTGCCCTCGTCATCGATGCCGGTGAGCTGGAATGTCACGCCACCGGCGGTGATGGCGTCGCCGCGCTCAAGCCGGCCCGGCTGCTCGATGGCCGGTATCTCGATGCGATACCGGAAATCCATCAGCTGGCCATTCGCCCCCACATAGGGCGTGTTGCGGCCTACCCAGACCCGCACCGGGTGCTCTGCGCCGCCAACCTGGGTATAGGTGCCAGGGTGCCCGGCCAGGCGGGTGCAGCTCAGGTGCTGGGCCACGCGCCGGTTGAGCTGGTCCGCCTCGCCGTCGATGTGGTAGAGCTGGCCCCGGCCCTCCAGGTACATGCCGGGCTGTATGTCGGAGCGCGGCCTGATGATGATCTTGGTGCTGGCTGCCTCGCGCAGCCCCTGGGCCTCGCTCACCTCCAGCGGCGGTCGCACGTCGCCCCAGAGCTTGCCCAGGGCGGTGCCGGTCTGCCCGTCCAAAAGAAACAGCTTGGTGTTCAGCCGCCCGGCTCTCATCCCAGCGACCTCTGCACGATGTAGGGCTGCACCAGGTATTCCACGGCCATGGGCAGCACGCTGCTGATAGTCCCGATGACGCTGGCCTCACGATTTTCAAACAGGTGCCCGACAATCAGCAAAGCCGCCCGCTGCAGGTCCGCCGGGATGGTGTTGTACCCGGCCTGCAAGGTCACGGTGACGGACTCCGGCTGCTCGCTGGTGGCCGGCCACTCGCTCCCGAATGCCGGGAAGATCAGCGGGAATACGGGCCGCCGGTCCACGCGGAAATCAGCCAACGTCTGCTGCACGCCCTGCGGGTCCAGGTACTGGATGATGGTCACGCTGTCCAGCGGCGTCGCCGGTACCTCGATGCAGCCGGGGAAGCCGTCCAGGGTGTGGATGATCTCCCGCTGCTGGATCACGCGTCCGGTGATGTGCTCCAGATTCAGCACCGCCGCCTCGATCAGAGACTCAACGAGCTCGTCCTCGTCCGTCTCATCGGCCTCGATGCGCAGGTGCTGTTTGGCCTGCAGCAGGGTGATCACCGCTTGGATTCCTCGCTGGCCTTAGAGGCGGCCTTCCTGCGTGGCTCGACGGCCTTGGGATTGCCGTCCGCCAGGCCCTGGGCCTCCAGCCTCTCGGCCAGATCCGAGCTGCACCTGACGACATCGCCACAGCGGTAGCCGTGATGCGGCGCATCTACCAGGATGAGGATTTCTTTCTCGCTTTTGCCCGCCATTGTGGAGTCTCCTGTTCGATGGGCTAAGCCGGGGGCGAGCCCCGGCTACTGAGTTTTAAGTGGATGAATTCTGGTAGAATTTCACCGCGCCGCCCACGTCCATGAGGCCGCCCCCGGAGCGCATGAAGGCGAGGAAACCAACCTGACCTTTCTCCGTGTACTTGGAGTCAGTCAGCCGGAACAGCAGGAACTGCATCACGTCGCGAATGATGTACTTGGACAGGTCCCCGTAGATGATGGACTTGGCGTCAGCCGCCATCACCGGCATGTGCTGGTTGATCACATAGGGGTTGCCGTCGATGGTGTCGGGCTCTGCCGTGGCCACGCCGGGAATCCAGAGCGGGCGGCCCTGGTCGTCCTTGAGCTTCTTGATCACCTTCAGCGTCTGGTCGTGGAACATCCAGCGCGGGTTGTTGGTGCGGTACGCCGGGTCCACGCTGTGCTTGAGGTCGATCAGGTCATTGTGCGTGACGGTGACCGTCTGGCCGGTGGCCCCGATCTTGCCTTCTACGGCGCCGGTGACGATGCCCTCGGGCTGGCCGGTGCCGGTGCCGTCGGTGAACAGCCGGTTGGTAATCCGTCCCAGGCGCTGCTGGAGGCGGGAGGTGATGTGGGCCTCCAGGTCGATGCCGGAGTCCTGCAACAGCTCGAAGGGCACGGCGATGGTCTTGCTCGAGAACTTGTGGGTGCCCAGGGCCTTGGTTCCGAATGTGGCATCCTGGTTGGTCACCGCGGCGTTCTCTCCAACGATCTCGCCTTCCTCGCTGGTCGCGTCGGTGGTCGGCCAGTCCATGGGTGCGCCGGACTCGGTGGGCAACAGGGTAGCTACATCGCGCATGCCGCCAAACTCTTTCAGGGCCTCCAGCATGGTCGCGCTGAACTCCTGCGGTACCGTAAAGCCACCCTCGGAGCCAGTGCCGGTGCTCATGGTGTTGCGCACCTCGCGTGCCTTGGCCACAACCTGCTGGCGCTGCTCCATGGAGAGACCGTCCATGCCGTCGCGCAGCCAGGTGTGGAAAATCTGGCGCTCGGCGTGGGCGCGGGCCTCGGCCTCGTCGGTGGAGATGCCGCCTCGGTCGGCCCGGTCCTGAATGCTGCGCTGGTTGGCCGCCTCGATCTCCAACTGCTTCTCGTGGCGCTTGATCTGCTCGTCCACGTTGCCGATTTCGTCGGCGATGCGGTCGTACTGCTGCTGGTGGTCGTTGTTCCACTGCTCGGGCTCAACGCCGTCGAGCAGCTTGCGGGCATCAGCCGCCATTTCGGTGCGCTTTTCGCGCAGTGCTTGGATAGACATAATCACGTCCTCGTCGTCAGTCAGGTACAAAAAACCGCCCGTAGGCGGCTGGTTACTCGTCTTAGCGGTGCCCGCTAAGTGCCAAGTAGCTTGAGACGGCGCTCCAGGTGGGCGCGGTGGGCCTGGGGGTCCGGATCCGGCTCAGCAATCTGGGGCGCATGGTCATAGGCCGACAGGTTAAACCGGCTCATGTTCCGTGCCACGCTGCCCTGTGTCACCTCGTCAATGTGATCCACGAATCCGCGTTCGTGTGCCTCCTCGGCGCTCATCCAGGTCTCGTCCGCCATCCACTGCAGGATTTCCTCTTCGTTGCGGGAGGTCCTGGCAGCCAGCGTGCGAACGATGCTCTTATCTACCTGGTCCAGCAGGCCGGCAGTATCACGCATGTCGTCAGCGTTACCGAGGGCCAGGCTCCAGGCCTTGTGGATCATGTACATTCCGCCATCCGTCATCCGGATCTCGTCCGCTGCGGTCGTGATGAATGTAGCGGCGCTGGCAGCCACGCCGTCGATATGCGCGATGATCCGTGCAGGGTGTTGGGCCAGTGCAGTCTGTATGGCCCGGGCCGCGAACACGTCCCCGCCGGGGCTGTTGATCCTGACGTGGATTGTCTCCGCTGTGATATCGGATAGCTCCCGGGCCACCATCTCGGCGCTGATCCCGAAAAAATCATCTATCACGTCGTAGAGGTACAGCGTCGCCTCCGCGCCTTCTGTGAGGGCACGAAAATCCCTCACCGCCCGGGCATTGTCCCGGAGCAGGTTAAGCAGTTTCCGATGCATTGGTCCGTTCTCCGGTCGCTGGTCGGTATACGTCGTCGCCACCGTCCACCGGCGGCAGGTTTTCGAGTTTCCGGACTTCGTTGACGCTCATGTAGCCGGGCTGCTGGTTGCCGCCGAGCGCGATCTGGTAGGCCTCGTTGCGGCCCTTTATGTCGCCGCGCAACAGGCCCGAGACGTTGAATTCGGCGAAGGCATCCGGGCGGCGCACCAGCTTGCGGTTGATCTCCTGCTCGATCCGCCTCAAGTGCGGCCTGAGCGTATACATGACAAAGCCGATGCTCTGCTGCTCGATGCCGGCGCCGAAGCTCGTTGACTGGGTGGTCTCGCCGATCATGTGAGGCGGCACACCGAATATACGGGCAATGTCGGTTACCTGGAAGCGGCGGGTTTCGATGAGCTGGGAGTCCTCGGCGGACATCGTGATCTCCCGGAACTCGCCGCCATCCGGGATGAAGGCCGGCAGGTGGCTATTATCCAGGCCCTGCTGGCGCTTGTACCAATAATCCCGCATCAGGTTGGCCTGCTCGGCGGTGAGCTTCTTGCCCTCCGGGAATCGTATGTAGCCCCTGGGAGTCGCATCGTTGCTGAAGAACCGCCCGCTGTATTCGTCCGTTGCCAGGGCAGTGCCGATGCTGGGCCGCCCGGCGTGGCGGATCACGGACATGCCGCGCCGGCCATCCCAGCCCACACCCGGGACGTGGACCACGTCATCCTGGTCAAATGCCGCCCACTCGCCGGAGTCGAGCAGGACCATGTAGATCAGGCGCCCATCGCGTTTTTGCGGGTCCACGCGGTGCGGTTGTAGCGGCGTCAGAGACTGCGGCTGGCCGCCACCGGTGCGGCCTATCAGGCTGTAGTGATTGCCGGCCAGCAGGATGTGGCTGACCACGGTCTCCCAGTAGACCACCGCGCTCAGCATAGGGTTAGGCTCATCGTGCAGCAGCCGGTAGAGCGGGGTGGCCCTCCATGGCTCCCGGCCATCATCAGTGCGGCGAAACAGCTGCAGCGGCAGGCTGCCGATGGCGCCGGCCACCAGGCGCACGCTGGCGTAGACGGCAGAGACCTGCATGGCGCTCATCTCGTCCACATGCACCCCGGCGGCGGTCTTTCGCCCGTCGAGCATTTCGTGCAGCGCTTCCCAGCCCCGCGACCATTCCACGGCCTCATTGCGCACCGTCCGCAGCTCCTGGCGCACGGACTGGAGGTCATGCTGGGTGTTCTCCAGCTCTGCCTCCAGCCTCGCCTTGTCCCGGTTCCAGATCCGCATCACATAAAGTCCACAAATGAGGTGTCTATGTATTCGTCTTCCGGCTCGCGCTGCCGGATCGCCAGGCCCAGGGCCATGATCAGGGCCACCACGCCGTCGATCTTGTTTTCCGGGAATTCCTTCCGCGGGTAGATGTTGTCCTTGGCGTCGATGTGGCAGACCACATTGCTCACCATCCAGGCCATCACCGGTGAGCCGTCGTGTACCAGGGTGCCCTCGAGCACCATGGCCTCCAGGGATTTCATCGGCTCGCTCATGTTCTGGGCCGTCTGCCGGTATTCGACCATCGGCAGGCCTTCGCCCTGCATGCGCGTCGCGAGGTATGTGGCCTGCCAGGGATCGAACGGCACGCCCTGGATATCCAGCAGCCTCGCCAGGTCGCGCAGGTCCTCCTCGATGTAGGCGTAATCCGTCACCGCTCCAGGAGTGAGCATCATCAGACCCTGGCGGGACCAGCCGGCGTAGTGCTGGTTGCGGCCATCTTCGGCGGCCTCCTCCGGGAGGTAGTATTTGCCAAAGGCCGCAAACCCGTCCCCGTGCTCCACGAGGATGGAGAGGGCCGCAATGTCTGTCTTGCTCGCCAGGTCGAGACCCAGCCAGGCCCTGCAGCCAGCCAGGTCCTCGAGCTTGAGGTCTCTGTTTGCGGCATTGTCCCAGGCCTGCATGTTCATCCAGGCGGTGTCGGCGTTGACCCAGCAGTTCAGGTGCTTGGTCAAAAAGTTGTTGGTCGCGCTGGCCTGCACCATGGCCTTTCGGCACTTACGTTCGATGTCCTCCGGATTGACCGATACGCCCCAGTTTGGGTTGGCCTTTTGCCAGGCCGCCGGGTCCGTCCAGTCGTCGTCCTCGTCCAGCGTGTAGATGATCCCAAAGTAGCTTTCATCCTGCTGCACGCCCTCGAGGATCTTAGTCACGTAGGATCGCTGCTCGTAGCAGATCCCGGCTCGGTTGCTGCCCGCCGTGGTGATCATCCAGAGCAGCGGCTGGCGCCGCGCGCCGGTGCCGGTCTCGATCACGTCGAAAATGTCACGGGTCTTGTGCGCGTGCAGCTCGTCGATCAGCCCGCCATGGACATTCAGACCGTCGTGATTGCCGCCCTGGTCCCGGCTCAGCGGGCGGAAGACGCTGTTGGTGGCCTCCACGTAGATGGCGTTGGCGCTGGCGTCAGCGCCGAACCGGGCCTGCAGGCCTGGCGTCTGCTGCACCATCTTGCGGGCATCGCGCCATGTAATCTGGGCCTGCTCGCGGGTAGTCGCCGCGCTGTAGACCTCAGCGCCAGGCTCACCGTCGGCCGTGAGGAGGTAGAGGCCTACACCGGAGGTCTCAGAGCTCTTGCCTTGCTTGCGCGGCATCTCGTTGTACGCGGCCTTAAATCGCCGGTAGCCGTCAGCGTCCACCCAGCCGAATACCGTTGTGAGGCGGAATATCTGCCAGGGCTGGAGCTCTATCCTCTGCCGGGTGCGGGCCCACTCGCCCTTGACATGCGGCAATAGCTCGACGAACCGGCACACGCGGCCGGCCAACTCCTCCTGGAACCAGTAGGGGAAGTCCTCAGTGCCCTCTCGATCCAGGTCCCGGAGCTGGCGCTGGCAGGCCAATTTGACCCACTTGCAGGCCGGGACCTCGCCGTCCAGGACCTGCCGGATGTACCGGTTGGCTATGGCCACGTAGTCTCGGCTCACAGCTCCTCGAAACCCCCGAGGTCCAGCTGGCCCTGGCTGGGGGCCTTCATGCTGCTGCGGGCGGCTGGCGTGTGGCCGAACTCCCGGCCCGCGTCCATGACCTCTTTCCAGAGCTTGTTCCGGACGTGCAGGGCCTGGGACATCTGCAGGTAGCCGTTGGGCGTCTCCTCGAGCATGTCCTCCAGGCGCTCAATGGACTGGGTTACCATCCGGAACTTGGTGTAGCTATCCAGGTAAGCAAACAGCGTGATCTGGTCGCAGGATGAGAGCAGCCCCTGGCGAGCCAGGGTAGGGGCCAGCTTCTTCCACGCGATCCGCACACACTGGGGCGCATCCTTCGGGCACTCCGGCACACCGATATCAACCTGTGGGCCATGGCCGTCCCGGTCCCGCCGGAAGTTGCCCTGGAGCACCTTGGTTTGAGCCGGCACAGCCGGCCTGCCTCGCTTACTCATATTGCGTCACGCCCCGGGGATGCTTGACCCCCCCTACCTGCTTTTTGCCATTGCGAAAGACCGAGATTGGCTCGCGGTCGAACTTCTCACGGCTGTGAACTTTCGACCCGCCCCCCTTCGATTTTTTTCTATTGGACTCCTCCTGGGTCTTGGCCTGGTGGCAGGCCTTGCAGATTGCCCGGAGATTCTCGATATCGTCAGTCCCGCCCTGCGACTTGGGTCGGATGTGGTCTACCGCATGAGCAGGCATGATCCTGCCCTGCTTGGCGCATACCTGGCAGAGTCCTCTGTCCCTCTGAAGCACCGCCGCGCGCAGTCGCCGCCAACGGCTGCCGTACCCACGTTCCGTGCTGGTTCCACGCCCGGGCTTATCCCAGTTGGTCGCGAGATGCTGATGTAGACCGCAGTAGCCGTGGCGCTGCACCGTCGTGTTTCCACATCCTGATGCACGGCACGGGGTCGGGATGCGAGAGGGCATCACCTACCGATCCATGACCGGGACCACAAACGACCGCTCATCTGTCCGTCCCGCAGCCGTAATGATCCGGTGAGTAATCTTCACGCGCTCCCCGGCTGTGCCACCGGACACCCATACAGTCGCCGACATGGCGTCATGGCTGTCGGAGACCAGCGTCAGCGCCGGGGGGACTGACCACTCACTGACTGTGATCGCATCGTCGCCCGCATCGGCCAAATAGCCAGACCAGTCGATTTTGTAATCAACCGTCGCATCCGGGTCCTTGGGCTCGACTCGCGTGCTCGGTCCCGCGTATGCCACCACGGCCATTACGATGCCTCGTAGATGCCGCTGGGCGTGCGGACTGTAAACTCGCTGTTGGTGCTGCTCACAGACCCGCCCGACGTGTCGAGGTCTACGTAGCCGAGCAGCAAATCCGCGGACGCCAGGGACGCGCCGTCACGCCGGACGATCACGCCGTATTTTGCCGTGATGCTGACGTTGGACCCAAATGACACATCATCACTGTCCAATGTCACGGTGCCAGACGCCTCCGAAAATGTGACCGCACTAATTAATTGTGGCGTGTAATCCGTATCGGTAATCTCATCGGCGGAGATGTCAGCATACGTGCTGTGCGTCACCGCTGGCGTGTAGGTGTCTGCAAGCAACACCATCACCAGGGTATCTGTGTCAGCATCCAGAGCCCCGTTTAGTGAGCTGAGTTTGCCGCTGCTGTAGAGCTCGAAAATGCCTGCTGCCATGGTATTGCCCTCAGTTTATCGTGAGTATGTTTTGCCGCGCGCCAACGCGAATTGTGTTGGCGGCCGCCGGGACGCGCAGTGTCCTGCCGTCTGGAGTAGTGATCTCGATTGTCAGTATGCCGGCCTGCTGGCCGACGAACACGAGCTGCCCAGCACCCAATTCGAGCGACTGGCCGAACCTCGTATATATGCTCTGCCCGGACAACGCGATGCTACCGGGCGACACATCTATGCTGATGCCACCGTCAAATTCCGCATCCCGCGCTGTAAATGACAGTGCGCCGCGTGTGACGGACATCGACGCACCGGCAGAGATGACCCCGGCCAGCCCAGCCAGCGACAACTGGCCCCTGTCCAGTGGCTCAGCATAGCCAGCGGCCACGGCGTGTTGACGCCCCGACGTGACAAGCGAGCCCGGCTGGATATCCACGGAGACCGGGATGCTATCTCCCGTGACGACAGCCAGCTCCAGCCCCGCGATGCTCAGTGCACCGGCCTGTATCTCTGATCGAGCGCCCGCCGTGAGGTCAATCGCAGCGCCAGCCGCGGACAATGACCCGCGCAACGCTTCAGGCGCCGCTCCAGCAGACACGTCGCCTGGGGCCCCGCCGATGGCCAGGGGGCCCGCCGTCGTATCCATGCGGGCGCCGGCTGACACGGATGCTGCTGTACCGGACAGGGCTAGCGACCCGACTGCCGGGGGCAGATCAGCGCCTGCAGATACGTCATACTGCGAGCCTCCGAGTGCGATGCTGCCCCGCTGGAGGTCGCCAGCAAAAGCAGTGCCTCCGCCCACGGGCGCCATCGGCGCTGGATCGCCATCCGTGCCAACGCCAAACCGGGCTATAAAAACTGAATCGTTAGTACGCGAAAACAGCCCAACCCAGCCCGCTGCCGTGATTTCTCCGTCGATGTCGTCCGTGTGCCAGACTGACGGCTCCGGGTCCGTGGCCTCCCAAATCCTGGACTGTATCCTGTCCCCAGTGACCCGCAGGCGCAGCCAGTTGTATGTGATCGCGCTGTGATTATCTGGAGCAGCAATCGTAAGAATAGTACGCGACCCTGCGACGACCTTCTCACTAATTACTGAGCCATCCCCAACGGGGGATGACACATACCCAGTAAATGCCGAGTCGCTGAATCGCCCCCCGCAGCCGCCTTTTTGATTATTGCCGGTGGAGTCCGACCTGCTCTTTATCACCAGCTCAAAATCTATGGAGGTCCCGGCCTCATCGAAGCTGTAGAACGTAGAGGAGAACGGACCATCCCATCGGATAGCGGGGGTCCCGTTATCGTCCACATGCTCAAACGGAGCGGCCAGATCGCCATATCGCCCGGTAAATCGGTCGAGTACGCTGGGCCCTTCTGCAGGATCTACAAACCACTGAGCCATTACGGGCTGACTCCAAATGTGCCGGGCGGATCAGGCCTCACCAGGAACGTCGCCGTATCAGTCGGACCTTTGGCCGACTCCAGCCCGTCGATGTCTGTAGCGGTTATCGTGCATTCGTGCACCCCGGTGCCCTGGGCCAGGTCGGTGACCGGCACCTCTCGGCTGCCCGAGCTGACAAATCCCTCCAGCTGCAGTCCT